GGGAAAAAACCGACGCACACAACATAAGTTATGTGCTTCGGTATGAGTTATGTATGCTAACACCAACAATAGGACCAAAACGGCACTATTGAAAGATATTCATACATCGTTTCACTAACCGCGTGAGCGGTCAATGAAACACATACCGTGTTTCTGGCTCACGTTGCTAGCGTGGTTTAATTCCTCAATTTTAGACCCGAGGAAGCGGTCGTTCTATTAACATGTATTTATTTAAAATATGTAAGAGCAATAACAGTTTTAGCATTAAGATTAATTGTAAAACTGTTATTACAATTAAAATAATTTGAATAAACCCAATCTAAGCTACTGAGAATAAAGTATTTGCCGGTGGGTTATTCCAACCAAGGGCAGTTCTAACTGGATTGGCAACAGAACCAACATCGTAATTAACAACCACATTGTTGGAATATCCAATAGGAAACTGTCCAAGACCAGGAACACCAGACGCAGCACTACACTGCAGCGTAGGAACCATATCCCTAACCTCACCACGGACAGCGTACATACTTGGGTTATTAGTCAAATCCCAGTAAACTGGAATACCAGTGGCAGGCTGAGTTCTAGTGTCTATTACTCTATACCTAAGCCCAGAAATTAAATTCTCCTTGGCGATAGCAGTTTCATCCACAAAAGTCATCTTACTGCCACTTGGGATGAGGTATGTGTTTGGAACTGGGCGACTAACTAAAGTAAACCTAATCCTAGACCCAGGTGCAAGAGCAGCATTACCACCAGCGGTATTGGTGAAGTAAAACTGATCACCTTCTCGCATGCTAAGTAATGCCATCTACTCTTGGTCAAAAACAACCTCATCTGTGTTAATAGGTTCCTCGTCTAGTATCAAAGCAGGTAAAGTTGTCGCTGTAGCAACACCAACAGTCACATTATAAGGCGTACCACTCTTTAACTGAGTGCCTGGCGCCAACTCTGGGGCAATAATTAAATAACTGCCATTAGCGAGCGTGCCTGGCACTGGGTTGAAAGGGGTTACAGGGTTAGTTGTCGTACCAATTAAGTTTTCAATTTGAACATCAAGGGGCATACTAGGAGGCCTCATACACATTGGAGGAGGTCCAATGAAATAGCCCATCTGAAAGTCCTCGCCGGCCTTCCGGTAAATAAGCATATTTCCCGAACTACCAGCACCGTTGGTCATAACAACATCCACAACAGGGGGCGTTAAAAACTTTGGTAGTAAGTTGCTGTAATTAGTAGGTATCCCAGGGTACTGCCCGTAGTACGGTAACGTAACATGCAAAGGGTTAGACACCTCTGATAGAATCGTTGTATTCAACCTTGTTATGCTAGCAGTAGCTGGATTCCACAACCTAGAAAACCGCAGCATTGCTACTATTCTAACATTCAAAGTCAAAGGGGTGAAACTGTAACTAACTGACCCACGGTGCATGGCAAACATGTTTAACATCAAATACGTGTAGTCAAGTGGGCCCACGGTGTAACCCGTTATGACTTGATTGACCACAGTATAAGTAGTGGGTGTCATGTTAACAAATCCACCGTAGGTATGCAAATTAGCAGTGACCCTAGTGCCGACGACACATGCCTTGTTTATAAGTTGTTTAACACTCCTTATCCTTTCACCAACAATTATCTCAGAAAGATCATTCTTCTCAGAGTCTTGGAACCCTGACTGAGCCAAAATATTAGTAGGTAAAACTGGTGCTGGAATACACAAAGGAGATGTGGTGCCAGCTAACTCGAAGCCAGGCAGACACTCAACATATACGGCAAAATCAATAACTGGGGTGACATTCGTCGGCCCACCTATGGATTCCATAACCCGCATATAAAAAGTACCATACGGTTGATCGATGGGTAAATATGGAGTAGATGAAACAAAAGGACATATGAACTCACACCTATTTTGAACCTTTAAATCGCAAATTTGGGTCTCCACACGTGGACTAGAATCAACCGCAATAGGGAAAGTTGTGACTGAAGGGACAGAAGTGGCGTTCGGAATGAAAGTCAAGGCAACTCGTCCATAGTGAAATTTAGTCTTGGCAAAATGAACTGTTATCTTAAATGACCCTCTGTACACTGAATGTACATTGGCCAAATAAAACACCGGAGATACCAAGAACTCACCTACAGTATTAGCAACCGGATTTGTAAACGTCTTTGGTATTACCGTATTAGCGTTTCGCTGGTAATACATAGATAACGGGGCCAAATCCATAGCATATCTGACATTGCCGTAAACATTAGCCGTGTCAATGGTGCCACGGGAAATGAGACAAGGTTTAGTGAGGATGTGATCAAAGGTCATTTCGTCAGTATTAGAACCAGCAAAACCAGGACAAGGAGCAACGTGGTTATCTGTAAAACAACCCATATTGTAACTAATGTCCGGTCCGTCCACATTGGTTAAATACGTATTGTTAGTTAAAGTAACACGTCGTATGGGTTCGACACCAACAGGTTTGGAAAAACCAAAACTGTAGGCAGTCTTAGCTGCCCACCTAAGGCCCCACGCTGTTTTCATACCAAGCGATGCTATGGTTGAAATGGTGCCCGCAGCAGAAGCAATTGAACTAGATATTGGTCTAGATTCCTTATCACAAGCATCAAGGCCAGACTGAGCGACAGCGGTACGAACAGCTGCATCTGTGACGCCTGAAATCTGGATGTTATGTAAGGACATAAAGATCTGATACCTAGGTAGAGGCCCACCTGCAGCGGTGCCCTTAGCCGGTAGTAAAGGTAAAAAGGTGACCAAACCATAAGGAATACGTTCTGTCTCATGTAAAGAATCAGGCTGCATCATTAAATACTCCTGATAATAACAAAAAGGGACAGTTAATATAGCTTCAGTTTGTTCTGTCAAGTCAATATCTACACCAGGTAGCATGGTTGAAGTGGTGGCAGTGGAGGCTCTGTCGAAATTGATAGGGTTGACCACATCAGTGCCAATCATTGGCTGCCAGCATAATCTGTACAAACCCGCATAAAATGGTGATGATGCTAGCTGAACCCTAAACTTCAAATCAAACCTAATACCGTAGGCATACTTAAGATTGGCCATTGGAGCATGTATAGTCTTAAGCCATGCCATATCAACAACCTGTCTAAATAATGGTGTTGTAACATAGTCCATTGTACCAACACCTACTACAGTAGGTTTAGCAAGGTAAGTCTTAATATCCATAAGGGAATTGTCTGTGGTTTGAAATTGAGAATGATATCCATTCGCTGAGGCCATAGCTGTCATATCATTTTCAAACGACGCGACTTGGTCAGATGATTGATTGATTGGGACAATCAGCCCGTCCATTGTTGGTTGTTGTTGAGCGAGTGAGTTTTCTCAGCCAATCTTACACTCATAAGAAGGACCGTACCGAAGGTGACCTGGATATAGCTTGGGCTGCAAGCGACCCATCCTGGTCAGTAAGGCTAAAAAGCCCAGGTCATTACACTGGGAGTTCTGGTACTACAACTCGGTTTCAGCTTCGGATTTTATCCCAAGTTGCGCCATATATGGTCTCAGTGTTTGTAAGGTGGAACGTAAGCTATTGCGGACTCAAAATTGGGTTCGCGCTCAAAGCCAAACATAGGGCGATCCCTAGTAAAGGCCTTGAAGGGAGGTGCAATTTTCCCTACCCAGTGATCCCAAACCTCCTGTGGATGGAGGGACAGTTCACGGAGCGTTGATGTGATGTTACCCATCATGATCTGGTGAAGTAAATGCTTGTCGGTTGTACTGGTCTTATACCAATAACACTTGTACAAAACAGATCCAAGATCAAGAGGGGCAACCCACATCTTACCTATCTCATCCTCATACCTGAAACCACGTTTTAGAAACGTGACTTCGAATATAGTCCTAAAGTCTGGTATAACACCATCAGTCTTAGCTTCATCAGTATAAACCATCCCAAGTTCACGCTGCATGACTGGGGCGACTGTATTCTGATTAAACAGAGAGGTGTAGCCATCAGCCACAGCATTGATGTTGTCATCTCCATACGTGCAACAATAAAAATGTGTGTGAAAGCTCTCCCAGTCACCACACAACTTCTTCCAGCAAACAGCAAGGGCGAAGACCGAATAAAAACTGTTAACCACAGTAGTAAGCGGGTGTCCACTTGGCATGGACTTATACCACTGATATATGATCTGCTTCTTCAAACGAGGACCACCCAAGTGGCGGGAATTGGATAGGTCTTGTATCAATACTCGCCTAATTAGCGCATTTTCCTCACCATCATCATACCAGTCGTTAATCTCATCGCACATCGCATCATAGACATCAGCTTGCTGACTGCAATCAAAGTTCTTAAAATCCCCCGCAAATACCTTGCTCGAGGTGGCATGCAATTTCCTTGCTAACATACCCCATTCGCAAAATGGGTTAATACCCAAGGCAATCCTATTACGTATCCGCGTATGGGCTGTGGCACTAACAAAGCTAAGGAAATACATGCGCACTGCTATAACATAGTCAAGCGGGGCCGCGGCAATCAACCGAGTATCCGCATTCTTAACTTTGGCAAGCTTGCGTAGCTCATCCTTAAGTGTGTCAGTGAACACGTGGAAACCACGCTTGCCCTTGGACGCGTCGCTGATAATCTTCATCGTGCGCCGACGCAAATCTGGAACATTGACCCCCTCAAAGTCATAGTCACCCGAAGCCCCGAAGTAATAGGACTTGTTACCTATACCCTTAGCGTTGTCAGGGTATCCACATGACGTCTTCCTGGCCAAACCATTGATAAACTCCTCACCGGGGATCCCAGCCACTGCCTCCTCAAAAGTTAAAATTCTCCTACTATACTTCCTATCGTCAGTAGTTAGCTGGCGGAAAGCGTGCATGGCAGTTTTTACCCCTGGAACAATAAGTTCGGGGTTAATAACATGTACGGGGGTGAGGTATTTTTCAATCGCATTGCGCAAGGGTTCAACCCACACACCGTCTTTCCGCAACGGGGCTAAGACTGCTGGTAGTCGTGTATCCTCTCCCCAAGCATCCTTAAGTTCACTGACCCGGATGTTGGTTTCAGGTGAACTACTAGTACCTTTCACAGAACCAATAGTCATCGACAAGCAATTTTCGCCAGGAAATATCTGGCCCGTTTGGCTAACTGCTTCCAATGGATCAAGGCATTCAATCACGTTTAGTCGTTTGAAAGCCTCCAATAGTTTCTCCTGGGTGACAATTGTGGAATAACCCACTTTTGCTTTAACATCACCCGCAGAGTGCATACCGATTAAACGGCGATTGCCAAAACGGGTTGTCTCAACACCTAGGATTGCCCCACAGTCGCCGTTCACAGTGGGGATCTCGTACTCTATTGCTGTTCGTAACACATAAGAATCCGCAGTCTCACTGCCCACATTCACGACCAGACGTTTTGAGCCTGTGCCCGTATGTGAGGCTAATGAAGCTGTCGTGCTGTAACCGTAAAGAGTAACTTCTGACGCCTCATATGCCTCCACATCGGCACTAGTAACAAAGAAACGCACCATGTCTTTCATAGCAGGATGAGGGCTTGCGATGACGGAACAGTCATCAGTAACCCTTATGTAATTCTTCGGATTGCTCATATCCGCGACGGACTTGGTAAAGCAAAAGTTAGGGCGTGCGGCGCACGTAAAGCGCACTTCCATCCCTTCGTAACAAGACAGGTTACGGCGGAATCCATCACAAAAGTGAGTGTTTAGCATGACGTACTTGTGTCTCACATGCATGCCGTTACCAACATGTTTGTGTAACTTTCCATCCTTAAACAAGTCAATGCTGAACAGCACACTCTGCACCTGCATCTTAATATTTAGCGTGGCACCATCACCCAACTGGGCCTCAATTTTCTTCTTTGACGGCACAGATGCAACAGCTACCTCGTCACTATCCGAGTCCTCAGATTCACTATCACTGTCACTGCCGCTCTTATCACCATCATCGACGTCCACAGGTTTCTTAGCCTTCAGTTTCCGGCATGCTCGCTTCTCGCGCCTAGTGGCCTTTGGGCCCTTGCCAAACAGTGTAACAATCATGCCGTGTATGGTGGCCTTAAATAGTAAAAGGGCGCCACCAGCCAACATTGCATATGTGGTAATCTTTACCCACGGTAGTCCAAGAATCCAATCATAATAAGACTGGAACCTAGCCAACATCCGACGGCGGAGAATATCACAGGTGCGCCTTTTCCTGTCCAAGTTCCACTTAGAAAACTGCTCCATCGTGACGTCTTGGCCGTTAATCTGAACCACGGGTTTATTGGCTTTGAGCTGCTCTGTACAGTTGACCTCATCCATGACGTCAGTGCCAACCTCGTTTTTAACCTGGAAATCGCTGTAGCCATCCTCAAACACCACTCGAGTTCTCTGCTTCAGAGCAGGATTTAACTCTTGCTCCAATTCAGTATATGAGGTTGAAGGTTCATCCCGTTTAAGGTCATCCAAGGCTGACTGAGGAGCAACCTGGTTGCGCCTTAAGCTGGAAAAATCACTGACGTTTAGCTTGTTAAGGCGTGTTAGTGCCGCCGAGCTAGCAGTTAGAGAATTCTTAAACTCAACCATCAGCTCCTCAATGTCAAGTTCACCAGGTACCACAGCCCCCGTAAGCATATTATACCTACGGAATATCCATGCATGATAGGGTGGTGCATCAAACTCGTCTGTGTACTTAACGTACTTATTCCAGTCCAGATGACCATCCCCATTCTTCCATTCGTCCCTCAAATCTACGTGAATTTGGAACTTAAAACGGCGAGTTAATGCCTCAGGGTGGTTAATCTGAGCCCGCACGTCCTTATCCAACGCAAGAGTGTTCGTTGTAGCAAATATAGCACGAGAGGTAAAATAATTCTTTCCCTTGTTGTGCAAATCTGCAAAGTTCAACGGGCACGCCCACGTGTTGATATACTTTATCAACTTGAAGAAATGACTAGTGTCATCTGACTGCGCTGCATTCCGTTGCCCAAGGTCGTCAAATACAGCGACAAGTTGCCCAGCATACCCATTGGCAAACTCGGTTTCTTCCATCGACCAAATTTGCGTATCAATGGATTCACCATTCAACTCTTCAGTTGTAGTGAGCAAGCCCGCGATGACACGAGAAAGTATACCCTGTAGTATGGATTTACCAATACCTGGTTTACCTCCTATAATCATAGCGACTGGTTCAGCACGAAAACCCCTCACAGCGGCAAATGCCCCCGCATTCGCTGTTATAACGGCGTTAATGCGCTGCATGTTGAGCTGGATCAACTGCCTCTCAAGGGGGTCTCTCCTAAAAGCAGCTTGCAAACGGCAACCTTCATCCTTGATATGATTGAGGGCACCTATGTTTGCAACATTTATAGAATCCTTGCACCTCTGAAAGCGGTTTTCCATGATAGCCACTTGGTCACACCAAGCATCAATTTCTTGAATGCCTGTACGACGCCTGTGCATAGCTTGGCCACCAAACAAAGTGACAACTTTGTTAGTGACACGCTCAAATGCATCAATCACCCAAGCACCCATAGATTTGAACCCTGATGCTGACCTTTCAAAATTAGGGGCAGAACGTAAGAGTGACTTATAAATACCCGCGACATTCTTACTGTCGCTAGTGGTTACAGTGGCTCCCAGCATTATGCCTTTAATTAAAAAATCATCATCAAAGTCGGCCTGTGCCTCGATAGAATTGGAGCCCCAGTGACGTGCAATTAGGCCAGAGACGTGAGCTTTTAACTCATCTGGCACTAACACCATCGCAGCCGTAACAGATGCACCGATAGCACACACGTTAGTGAAGGGGCTAGGCCATCGCCTTGCAATATATATCGCCAAGAACGCACCAATGATTGCCGCACCTTTGCCGAAAGCCATACGCACATGGTGATCAAAGCCAATAGTAACCTTGTTCTGGGACTTCAGTGTAATGGCATGTTTTGTAGAGATAGTACCAACTACCCCTAACAACGCTGACACTGTCCCAAGTATAAGGCCACTTTGAGGTTCCGCATCCACACGTGTGAGAGCTTTCTCTTTTCGAAGCAACTCGCGTAACATCTCTGCCTGTTTGCGCGCCGCACGCTGATCTTTCCTAAAATCCTTCTTGACGGTCTTAGCCTTCTTCTTTGGCTTACCGTCATTAGGAATCTCGTCAAAATCTGACTGGCGGAACGCTTCAGCTGCCATGCCACGCACGCGCATTGCACGCTCATACACCATTTGCTCGAACGTAGACTCCTCGTTGACGAAGGGCATTCGCCGGTGATTCACGTACTCGCGCATTTTGGCGTGATACTTCGCCAGTAAAGCTGGGTCACGCACAAAGCACTTAATGTGCTCATATGTACCGATTGGACCATTAATCCCAACGTAACCCTGAGGTTTCGCCTGATACCGCACCCGCTTGGTGAAATCAGGGTCAAGCACCTTTGGTCCCTCCAATACGACAGGACGTAAGACGTCAACACAGTCGATATGAGGTCTCACCAAGGTGTCACCGACAACATCATCATAGTGGTGAGGATAGTTGAAGGAAAACACCATCTGGATATACTCGGACTCTTGTCCAAGTGTGCCATCGGCGTACGTCTTCAACAGATATGGCTTGAGCTTCTCAGGGTACATTCGAAAATACTCGCACTGAATCCACTCACGTGCGTTGTGAACAACCTTCCACTTGTCAATCCATTGAAGGTGGCAAGCAAATGCATGTGGAAAATAGGCGAAGAAGTTCCTTTGGATGAACACAGGAGCTACCTCAATGAGCACGTCAGTACCATGCTCATATAAGTCGTCATACACCTTGTGTTTGCCATGCTCCAAGTAATACTCCTGAGACCACTGGGCGTAAATGTCTTCAGGGGTCATAGGTTCACGAGGAACAGGCTCAGGCGGTGGTGGGATGTGGCCAATTGGCACATATGGAACCTCCAATTGATAGTAATCTGGAATCTTAAACTGAGTAATTGGATCATACACTCTAAGACGAAATGGGTTCTTTCTCTTTCTAATTTCGTGAACAGTAGTTGGTGTGGGCTTCATATTTGTGTATATCATAAAGGTTGTTAGTACGATTTTTTCCAATAAGGCGAGCTTCGATTTGATAGCCCAGAGGCGGCTTCAACCAAAGCTCGCAGAAGACAGGTCATCGGCGCCTAAAACTAATCGCTAATTCATTTTCCTGTAGAATCGCAAAGAGGACGCTAGTAAATGCGTATGTCCGATAACTGGCAAAAATCCGTCCAGTAAGGATACTACAATACAGGCCACTTCCTTCTTATATTGATTAAAACAGGCTATAGGTGTACGAAGCCTATAGGTCATAGAACGCTTTCGTGTAGTTATTCGCCTGCTGCTTCCTTGACCCCTTGGGGGGGGACCCATCTATTTAAACACACCGGGTCATACTTTACGCAAGTAGTGTGAGTCGTATTTTTGGGCTGATGTAATCATCAATTTTAATATTTTATATTGTTTTTGGATGGACAAAAGCCCACTTTATAGTTTACCAAGTTTAAGAAGGCACAATCAGACTCATACTGAGAACATAGAATGTGTTAAATTAAAAGTCGCCCATAACGACAGTTTGTGGATAAGAATAATGTTCAATGTGACGCACATAGACGGATCAAACACATTGACTGTTTGCAAGCAACGCACTAAGACGGATCAAATGCTTGCGTGAATGGAAGCGTAAAGGTGAAACGGATATTGTACGGATTAAGTTGGTATGGCCACTACAAATGCCTAAAAGGTGTCGACTGTACATAAAAGTGACGACTAACAGTATGCAGGCCATTGACTTGAGCTTGCACTCTCAAGATGAACAAAGTTCAAGGGAGAAAAGGTTTACGCCATTAACGTTGGCGGCACTGTAAGATAAGATGCATACCGTGAAGTTTTTAACTTCCCAACGGTGAATCAATTATCAAACAATGGACGGGGTGCATTTAGGGGAGTCCATTACCCTTAAAAAGTTTATGTAATATATACACGTATAAAAATACGTATATA